CTTTGTTAAGTGCGAGAAGGTACCAGGAGATAAGGCACCAAGGTGTATACAGCCTAGAAGGCCTGTCTACAACGTGGGAGTTGGTAGGTATCTGAAACCAGTGGAACACAAGATCTACAAGGCCATTCAACAGGTCTTTGGGTCTGACACACCAGTTGTGCTGAAAGGATTTAATGCGGTTGAGACCGCTGATATACTCAGGCAAAAGTTCGAATCGTTCGAAAAACCGGTGGCGTTGGGCCTTGATGCAAGTAGATTTGATCAACACGTTAGCAAGGAGATGTTAGCGTGGGAACATAGCATCTACAATGCCATGTTCCGTTCCCCGGAGCTAAAGAAGCTCCTTAGGTGGCAGATCCACAATGTTGGCTTTGGCCGATGTGACGACGGCACCGTGAAGTATTCAGTAGAGGGTAAGAGGTTCAGTGGAGACATGAACACGGCCCTGGGAAACTGCTTAATCATGTGTGCTATGATCCACGCGTACGGACAGGAACGGGGGGTGAAGCTCGAGCTCATTAACAACGGGGATGATTGTGTTGTTTTTATGGAGCAAAGGGATCTGGCTCGGTTTGGACAAGGACTAGATTCTTGGTTTGATGACATGGGATTTGTCATGACCAAGGAGGCACCAGTCACTGAACTACACCAGATAGAGTTTTGCCAGTGCAAACCAGTGTATGGAGCCAATGGGCTCATCATGTGCAGAAACTTTGAGAAGGCACGTGAGAAAGATACAATGTGTTTGTTTGACATATCGACGCCTAGAGCAGCTGCAAAGTGGCTCGGCGCGGTAGGAGAATGTGGACTTAGCCTAACTAGCGGAATTCCTGTATTTCAGGAAATGTACAAAGCGTACATCCGCCATGGCGAAAAGAGTGATATCACGAACAGCGTGGGCTGGCAGTGTGGGATGACCCACATGGCCAGGGGATTGCACCCCAAAGAAGCCCCAGTTTCAGAAGACGCACGATATTCATTCTATGTTGCATTCGGAGTCACCCCCGATGAGCAGGAAGCACTCGAGGAGTACTACCGTAGTTGGCAATTCGAAGCTCAAGTGGAGCCTAGGGAGGTCATGACGGTTGGGACTGCTCCCTTCTAAGCCTGTAAATGACAAATCGAATTGGTAGTAGGTTTGTTAAACGATGGTACAAAATAAAAACAAAAATCAGATGCGTAAGCAACCAACAACGCAGAAGAAGAAGATGACAGCCTCCAAGAGGAAGGGTGGAAAGCAGTTACAAGCCTACACGGCAGGTAGATTTGGCATTCCAACCCGCTACCCCACTCCAGTGGGAGATGTGGTGCCAGTAACATTTAAAGCTAGTTCAACCTTAGCTGCAGATGCTAGTGGCTTCTCCACATCTATTGTCATCTACGGTAAGGGAGCAACTGGTGCTGGGTACATTTTCCTGGATGATTTGATTCCGGGTTTTGGTGCCCTGTGCAATGTTTACTCTCGGTTCCTAATTCGACGGGCTCGAGTTGAAGTGCGTACAGTGACTGCCACATTGAGTGGTGGGTACGTTGGCGTCAACTATGAGCCCACTGATTCCAATCGGGCAGGACCGCCGGCTAACTTGCTGGATGTGTCGGCTTCCGTGAACTACGCTATGGCGACAGCGGGAGCACCTGGTGTTGTAGTGGTCTCACCCACTGATTACTACAATGATTGGAAGCAGTGCGTGAATGACTCCACCACCAATGACCCATACTCTACTCAAATGGGTGTGACTCAGATTATTGGGGGAGGGTTCACACCGTCGACTGCTTCAGCCTTGATGTACGAGATCGAGGTGGAGGCCTACTTCTGTGGTTACCGTTCATAGGTTGCCTTGTTACACATGACAGTGTGTGCACCGCTAGTTCAATGGCTAGGGATCGCTGACCCTATTTACAAAGCAGCGCTAATGTTGAACCAAGTGCATTTTCCGGACCAAAACGGATGTGACAAGATAAGTGTTTAGACTGCCTTCTCGCGCAGCAATAAAAATTAAACCAGGTGGATTCCTGAGAGACATTCGTCAAGCCAATAGTGCGGTTGAGACTAGAGCCCTGTGGAGCCTAACCACCTCCCCTCCGGGACTAAAACGTTGAAGCTTGAGGTTGT